CGTTTCCGTTCTGACGCTGGGAGCGAACCAAACCTAGTACAAGGTGAGGTTTCTAATTCGTCAGTGGGGTCTTACCAAAGTCTAGCAGAAATCACCTCTGCGATGTCTGACCCAAGGTACGAGAAAGACCCTGCATACCGTGACCAAGTGGCTAAGAAGCTGCAACGGTCCAACATTCTCTAGTGCTGTCTCCACTAATAGCCTAGAGGGGGCGGCCCCTGTATCCTCCCATTGGGGCCGTCCCACTTTCACAAAGCCACAAAACGAACAAGCAACTAACCGCTGACCCCTTGCGAGGGACAATCTGAGGCGAACGTGAGTAACTAAAGGGCTGAGTGTGCAAACCTATTGACATTAACCAACGAGGTAACTGAAATGGCTATGCAAGCTGCTTCAAACCCAACCTATGACGTATCTAGGCTGGGCCAAACTAACCTCTCTGGTGATGTGCGTGACCTGTTCTTAAAATTATATGCTGGTGAAGTTCTCACTAGCTTTGAAGCTAAGAACATCATGATGCCACTTGTTCGCACTCGCACAATCACTAAGGGAAAATCAGCATCCTTCCCGATGCTGGGACGTACCACAGCGGAATATCACATTCCTGGCAATGAAATCACTGGTGGGCAAGTACGTGCTTCGGAACGTATTGTCACTATTGATGACCTACTCATTTCCAGCCAATTCATCACATCCATTGATGAAGCGATAAACCACTATGATGTTCGTTCAACCTACTCCAAGGAAGCCGGTATTGCTCTGGCTACTGAGGCTGATAGAAACATCCTTCGGACTGCCATTAAAGCCGCGCTTTCTACCAACGCTACCCGCGCTGCCGCTTTGGTACAGGACTATAAATCGTTCACTGAGGAAGACTTTACTGACAACGTGACCATTGGTTCTGGTAGTAGTGCTGATATTATTGACCCTGCAAAAATTGCTAAGTCAATCTTTGACGCCAAGAAGGAAATGGACAAGAAGAACGTACCTTACGATTCTGGTGCTGTTGTTGTTCTTCCACCAGACCAGTATTACGCCCTTATGGACGTATCTGACGGTAATAAACTGACGTTTATGAATCGTGACTTTGGTGGTAATGGTTCGATTGCTTCTGGCAGCGTCCCAAGTATTGCTGGTTGTCCTGTAGTCATGAGTAACCACTTGGTTACTGCTGACTTACTGGAAACTTCTGGTAGCTCTAAGGGGCAGTCAAAAGGGCAACGTCCTTTGGCAAACTCTGCTGGCTCTGGTCGCACAGCTTCCTACGATATCACTAACTCTACAACAGACGGGGTTAACCTAGTTGACCTTGCTGCAAAAGTCCGTGGCATGATTATGACACGCGATGCTGTTGCTACTGTTAAGCTCATGGATTTGGGCGTTGAGAGTGAGTATCAAATTAACCGTCAAGGTACATTGATGGTGGCAAAATATGCCATGGGTCACAACGTACTGCGTCCAGCATGTGCGATTGCTCTACTGGCAGCTTAAAGAGTTAACTGAGTTAACTTTTTGGCAAATTGAGGGGGGTCCCAATGGGGCCTCCCTTTTTTTCGTTTTAGGGGGCAAGAATGACCAAAGGTTTATACGATAATATTCACGCCAAGCGTAAGCGTATTGCTGCGGGTTCTGGCGAAAAGATGAGAAAAGCTGGTAGCAAAGGCGCACCATCAGCAAAAGATTTTTCAAAGTCAGAAAAGACTTCCCGTAGGTATCTGGCGAAGAAAAAGAAGGCATAGCAAATGGCACTCACGGCAACCACAAAATTAGAGGCGGTTAACACGCTTCTTACGGCTATCGGTGAAGCCCCTGTAAACTCACTTACTTCAGGGTTGGTTGACGCCGAAACCGCAGAGACAATCTTGGACTCTGTTAGCCGTGAGGTCCAATCCCAAGGGTGGGCCTTTAACACCAACTACCTACAAGAATTTACCCCAAACAGTGACCTACAGATTGTGGTGGGTCCTGATGTTCTACGCATTGATATGGCAGAGAACAGAAGTACCACAACAGACGTAGTGGCTAGGGGCAGTAAACTTTATAACCGAGCAACAAACTCATTCTACTTTGAAGCCTCTGCTGCAATCAAAATGAATACTGTTGTGGTCCTTGAGTTTACGGACCTTCCAGAATCCGCAAGGCGGTACATTACCATTCGTTCTGCTCGTATCTTCCAAGACCGTGTGGTTGGCTCTGACTTACTTCACGGTTTCCACCAGCAAGACGAACTGAGAGCCTTAGTAGAACTGAAGGATGCAGACAGCTTAGTAAACGACCACAATATCTTTGATAATTATTCTGTTGCCTCTGTGATTGACAGAGTAGGTGGGAGGGTCCTTTAGAATGGCTCTAGTTTCAGCTTCGATACCCAACTTGATTAACGGTGTTTCCCAACAGCCCCCGTCACTCCGGTTAAACACTCAGGCACAGGAACAGGAAAACGGTTTGTCTACTGTGGTTGACGGGCTGAAGAAACGCCCTGCCTCTGAGCATGTCGCTATACTTCCTAATGTCCCTGCCTCTGTAGATAACGCTTTTATCCACACAATACGCAGGGATGACACGGAGTTTTATACGCTGATTATCACAGCGGGAGCCTTAAATATTTACGACAAGGCCGGAATACAGATATCCACAAGTTCTGTCCCTAGTACAGCAATAAACTACCTTAGTGGCCTGTCTGACCCGTCCACAGAAATCAGCGCAACGACCATTGCTGACTATACGTTTATTGTGAACAAAACAAAGACCGTAGCGAAGAACACAAGTGACCTAAGTACAGCTAGGCCCAAAGAGGCTTTGTTCTATGTAAAACAAGGTGACTACGCTACTGACTTTACAATCCGTGTAAAGTACGCTGGCTCAACCTATTCGTCTACAAAGACTACTTTGGATAGCTCTAATGCGTCTAATCAATCAGATGTTAAAACTAACAACATTGCATCTGCTCTGAATAGTAACCTTTCGTTACCCGCTGGCTTCACAAAGGAACTTTTGGATAACACGCTGTATATCAAGCGGGATGATGGAAATGACTTTGAGGTAGAAGCTACGGACTCTCGCGGTGATACGTTCTTGTTTGCTTTTAAAGGACAGTGTGGAGATTACAAAAAGCTACCACCAAACGGCAAAGAAGGTTTTCTTATTGAAATTATTGGTGACAATCAAAAAGGCCAAGATGACTATTATGTGCAGCTATCAGACCCCGATGGAAACGGACAGTTAG